CTCTATTAGTTACTGTACAAACATCAGCAACAGACTTGTCTTCTAATACTTTTGTTCTTACTACAGACACAACTAATGTGACATCTACATCAAAAGTATTCTTTGTTGATGAAAATGCGAATGGCAAATACGAACTTTATTTTGGTGATGGTATAATTGGTAAGAAGTTAGATGCTGGTAACATTATCAGAGCTAGGTATCTTTCTGTCTCTGGTTCAGATTCCAATGTGTCTAATAATGTTAGTCAATCTTTTTCAACCACCTCTATTGGCGGTTCAAGTGATGTATCTATTTCAGTTGTCAACAAGTCTCGATCAGGTGCTGCAAAAGAAAACATTTCTTCAATAAAATTTAATGCACCGAGAGTCAATGCTGCAAGAAATAGAGCAGTTACTGCAGCAGATTATGAAGCACTAATAAAAGCAAATTTTTCAGAAGCAGAGTCTGTAAGTGTATGGGGTGGTGAGGATAACGTTCCTCCAGTCTATGGTAAAGTGTTTATTGCGCTTAAGCCATTTGAAGGGTTTATTATTACAGATGCAACAAAAAATCAAATTGCTAGTACTATAATTAACAACAAAAAGGTTTTAGCTATTCAACCAGAATTTGTTGATCCAGAATATTTTTATGTGAACTTAGTAATTAATGTTACATATGATTCGTCTGCAACAACAAAGGCAAGCTCGCAGTTAGAGACAATTATAAGAAATACTATTAACACGTATTTCTCAAACGAACTTCAGCAATTTAATAATGACTTTAACAAATCTAAATTACTAAAACAGATTTTGGATTCAGATGTGTCTGTCTCTAGTGTAATTATGCTAATTAAGTTGCAAAAAAGATTTAATATTAATCTCAATGAGCTTAACACGTTTACTGGTGATGAGACGGTGAAGTTTGAAAATGCAATTGCTCCTGGTACATTCTCTTCTAGTAGATTTTTTGCTACTTCAGGAAACACAACGGTGTTAGCTAGAATGGTTGACATTCCAAACACAATGCCACCAAGTGCGACTGGAACTGGCACAATTCAAATTAGAAATGTTTCAACAAACACAGCAATTAACACAAATGTTGGTAATGTAAGTTATGGAACAGGTATTGTCAATATTTCAGGATTCACACCAACGGCACTTCCAAATAATGTTAGTGACTTTAGACTTACAGCTTCTATTCAAGAGAGTGCGCAAAATCTTCAAGTAAACCGCAATCAAATTTTGGTGTTGGATAGAACCACGCTTAATGCTGCGGCTGGAAGAGAAGCAGGATTAACAATAACAGTATCACCAGTAGTTGAATAATGTCTACAACGAGAATTAAAGAAAAGATATCTAAACTAGTTAGTAGCCAGTTACCTGAGTTTATTCAGAGTGACTACACTACCTTTGTCACTTTTTTAGAGGCTTACTATCAGTTTTTAGAACAAGATCGTGCAGCTCTTGAGCTTGTTCAAAATGCTAGATCGTACAATGACATAGACGAAACAACTGAAGATTTTGTTCAATATTTTATTAATGTCTACGCAAAAGACATTCCTTTAGATGCTGTAGGCAACAAACGCCTTTTAATTAAAAAGATTAAAGACTTGTATGAGTCTAAGGGTAGTTCGTTGTCGTTTGACTTGTTGTTCAATCTCTTGTTTCAAACAACAGTATCAATTGAATATCCTTACCAATATATCTTAAGAGCATCTGATGGAAATTGGCAGCAAAGAAATTCATTAAGAATACTTACTGTCTCTGGTGATAGAAGTTTAATTCTTAATCGCTCGCTGCTTTATACTACAAGCGGTCAAGACTTTAGTACACCAATCATTGATGTAAAAAATCTTACATCAACTCTCACAGAAGTCTTTCTTGACCCCAATAGGTTAGCCTCGTCATACACCATTGGTGATTCAGTAGAGGTGAGAAATTCATCTAGTGTTATATTCAGTGGTATTATTGATCGAACTCTTACATCTTATTCAATATCAAGGCCTGGTATAGGTTTTAAAGCTGGTCAAATCTACACTATCAATTATGGTGGTGGAACTGGATCTTTGATTCGAGTTTCAAATGTGAGCTCTACTGGTGGAATTACAGGAGTAAAATTCATTACGTTTGGTAGTGGATATCCAAACAACATCTTCACTATTGACTTAGATCCAACTAAGACAGTTTCAGAAACAGCTGATATTTTATCTTCAAGAACTCAAGGCTTCCAAAGCTTTGGTAACGTATTGAGATATGATCCAACAGATTCTTCGAGATATTTTTTAGAGACTTATGTAACACCTGATTCATATGTGTTTACTAGCTCTACTGCATTCTCTAATAATGTGTTTACAGCAGCAGTAACTGGTGCAACTAAGCCAGATGCATTTGCTTCTATTCAGTTTACACCAGGTGCACTTGGAAGATACCCAGGCTCATATGTATCAAACGAAGGATTGATTTCTGAGTTAGACATCAGATTAGAGAACAATCTTCTCTATCAACCATTTGCATACCAAACTAACACTGATATTGACATTACCAAATTCTTTGATATTGTTACTCAGCTTGTTCACCCTGCAGGTCAAAGACTATTTAACAACCGTTTGCTTATTGCTGACATTGACCTTAATGCAAATGTTTCTGTTGTGGCTACAGCAAACATCTCGACAGAACTTTATGACTCGTTCGATACATCAGAATTTCATTTTGCAAACATTAGCAAGGTTGAAACAGATAGTGTAACATCTGTTGAACAAGCAATTCTTCAAGTATCCCTTGCAATTTCTGATGCTGCTAATGCAATTGAAGAAGCATCAATATCGATAAATAAAACAATAACAGACAATGTTACTATGGCTAACCCAGGTAATGTTGTATACACTCAAGATTTAAGATACTTCCTAGAAGATTATGTCAGCGAACTTTACGACGAGAACATTGTTAACGTTACCAATATTACTATTTCCTAAGGAATTTAAATGATAACCGATTCATTAAACGTTAAAGGCCATCTTACCATCGATGTCTTTGATGAAACACAAGCACTAAAAGATAGAAGAGATCTCAAAAATTTAGTTGTGTCAGTTGGTAAAAACTACATTGCTAATAGAATGGCTTCTAACGTTTCTGTTATTATGAATAGCATGAGCGTTGGTGGTCAAAATACTAATCCAACTACTTCTGAAACTTTGCTTGGTGCAGAAATAGCTAGAGTCTCTTTGGATTCAACTACTGTCACAAACAATACTGTAGCGTATGTTGCAACATTTCCAGCTGGAACTGGAACAGGTGCGTTGACAGAAGCTGGTATTTTCAACTCTCCTTCTGCCAACTCTGGAACTATGCTTTGTAGAACTAGGTTTGACGTTGTGAATAAAGCTGCAGCTGACACAGTCGTCATTACCTGGAATGTGACAGTAGAGTAAGATGTCATTTTTACTGAAGGATAAAATCCACACAACACTTGTGGATGCAGTATACAATGAGGTCTTATCAAGAAGATCTAATTACTATTACTTTGTTGGTAAGGTGATGGTTTGGGATGATCCACAAAATCCAGATGCTCCAAAAACAACCTCCACTTATGAAAATGAAACTAGAAATAGAATCATAAGTGTAAAGAAAATTACAGGAACAGATGTATCGTATGTTGTTCCTAGAGTGGATTGGACAAGCGGTACAGTCTATGATATGTTTGATGATTACTCTGCTGACTATCCTGCTTACAGTGGAGCAACGAGTCTTAAGACATCAAACTTTTATGTACTAACAACAAACTTTAATGTATATAAATGTTTGTTTAACAATAACGAGGCAGCATCAACTGTACAACCAACTGGCACAGACCCATTGCCAATTACAACAGCAGATGGATATGTGTGGAAGTTTCTTTATACAATTCCTCTATCAAACAGAACGAGATTCTTAACCACAGAATACATGCCTGTTCAGAGGTCTGTTACAAATGCATATTATTCTAACGGAGAGATTGATAGGGTAATTATTGAAAGAGCTGGTTCTGGATTCTTGGGTAATTCAGAAGTTACTCTTCAAGTAAATGGCACGTTTAACAGTAGTAATGGTAATGTGGTAGCAAACCTTACTCCTGTTTTCAATTTGTCTGGTCAGATTGAAAAAGTAATTATTGATGATGCAGGAAACAATTATGCCAGTGCTAACGTACAAATTATTGATAATGCTGGCACAGGAGTTAGCTATTATTATGGATTAAGTAATGTAACAATTACAAATCCTGGTGCAGATTATTTTAGTAATGTAGTTGCAAACACCACTGCTACGGTTCTGTCTACTGGTCCATTTCCAAACAGCAATGCAGTAGTTGAGTTGGTGTTTAATGAAAATGCTTTGACTGGTGTTACAATCATTAGCAATGGAAGCGGTTATGAACCAAACGTTGCTGCTAATACAATATTACAAATTACAACAACTGGCGATGCTCAACCATCTACTAATGCAAACGTCAGTTTAAACTTTGCCACAACTGCAATTCTAGAACCTATTCTTTATAATGGTCAGATTGACAGCGTTCTTATCAAAGATCCAGGTGTTGGATATAGATCTAACATACAGACAACTTTAGTGTTGACTGGAGATGGTGCAAATGCAAGTCTCTTGCCTTTTGTTAATACGGCTGGTGAGATAGAAGACGTCATTATTGTAAACAGAGGTCAAGGCTACACATACGTTGATATTGAAATAGTTGGAGATGGAACAGGAGCAAATCTTTCTGTTGATCTTTCTACCGGCGACTTAGACACTACGCAAAGTACTGTAGAGCTGTCAGCAATTCCTGGTGCAATATATTCATTTAGAATAAACAACGCTGGTGAAAATTATTCTAATGCAAACGTTACAATAACTGGCGATGGTGTAGGATTTGCTGGAACAGTCAATCTTTCAAATACTAACACTATTAGTTCTATTACTGTTACAAATCCTGGTTCTGGATACACATATGCAAACGTAATCATTACTGGTGACACTGGGGCTAATGCAAATGTTACAGCTATTTTCCCACCACAAAACGGCCATGGAAGCGATGCTGTCAATGAATTGTTTTCTGATACATTGATTTTTTATTCTACTATTAATAACGAGAGAATCCACAATATTGATGTAAACAACGATTTTAGACAGTATGGAATCATAAAAGATTTGAATCAGTTTGGTAATGAAAGAGCATTTGCAAATGCAACTGGAACGCCTTGTTTCTTGGTTACGCTCGATACACTTACCGACTCTTTATCAAATACGCTATCGGATGATACAGTTTTAGAGTTGGTTGGTGATACAACAAGAAAGTTTGAAGTTGTTGAAATAAATACTGCTAACACTCAAGCGTTGTTAAC